GTTCGATCTTCGTTATCAACCACGATGACAATCGGGCCAGTGTACCCAGACTTTTTGAGAGTCTTGTACGTATAGACACGATTCGCTCGACCATGCGTCAGGATAAAAGCGCAAAACCTTTCATGCTTCATCGCCATCGTCGTCGCCTTCGTATGAGTCGAAATAAATTCCTTCGAGTTGCTTCGACAGGATGACGTACCCGTTTTCGATAGCCTTTTCAAAGTCAATGATGACCAGGGCCGAATCCTCCATCAATTCCTGCATTTCCTTTGAGGCGTGGCAGTAATACTCAGCGATTTTTGCGTAATCGAATACGATATGCCTACGGGCGGCAGTTAATAGGAATTCTTTTTCGTCATCAGGCAGAGCCGATTGTTCGATCTTGTAGACAAATTGTGCGTACTTGTCCGTACTTGTTAACTCTGACAAACTGGGTTTATCGCCTTTCGGCGTATACGCAGGCGTATCAATTTTCTTCGAGTATTCCAGTTCGTCAGAACTACCATCGCCCACCCCCAGCAGGTCGCGCAATTCCTCTTTGCTGAAACCCGTTAGCGATACATCAAACCCAACGGATTGCAACGAACTAAGTTCGACGGCCAGCAGTTTTTCGTCCCAGCCAGCATTGAGCGCAAGTTTGTTATCGGCTATGACGTAGGCGATTTTTTGCTCGTCAGTCAGGCCAGCCAGAGTGATTGTTGGCACTTCCTCCAGGCCCAGATGCTTTGCGGCCTCAAGGCGTCCATGCCCTGCAATGATTACGTCGCCTTCGTCAATCAGAATCGGATTCGTGAACCCGAATTCGTTAATACTCGCAACGATTTGGTCGATTTGATCTTCCGAATGTGTACGGCTGTTATTTCCGTAGGGGTTCAGAGTCTCGACATTTTTGTAAACCACCTGCATTCGTGTCATTTCGTGTCGCCCTTCGTTTTATTTCAGGAATTTAAGTCGGTATACCGTCCGGTTAAGTAACGTCGCTATGCCGTCAATTTCGTTTTGTATTTCAGAGTCTTGCGGCAGTTTTTTACGCTCTTGACGCACATAGTCACGCAGACCACGAATGTAGTCCAGCGGTTCACGATCCACATTACCAAAGGCTGATGGGTACGGCCCCACCAATTCCTCGTATGCACCCTGGATGGATTCGGTCACGATATCCACTAAGTCGGGGATGTTTTCGTAATAGTCCGACAACGCACGGTGCGCGGCATCAGACCCCACGCCCTCGACCTGGAAATGCTTAAAGTGAGCCAGGGTCGCAGAATGCAACATCGTCCCCACAAATTGAGCCGTTGCGTTTATATCCAACATTTCGGATTCTCCCTTGTAACCAGACGCATGGGCGGCACGGCCCACATCGATTGCTTTTTGCTTTGTCGCAAACGGCCCTTTGCCACCCCAATACCACCCGTCGGATTTTTTACTTATAGGCATAACGCACCATTTTTTGATCGATTTCACCCTGACGAACGTATTGTCGGCGTTTGCACGACAGTTTACAACCGCAACTGGGTTCACGTTTCCAGTCAGGCACATCGCCCCCGTATTTTTCCAGCATCTTCGCCAAAATCTGACGATAAAGTTTACACGGCTCGTTCATCAGCAACCGATCGCGGCATCCGTAGCACTTCATGTGATACCCACCATATATCGGGTTTTTTGCCGCTTCTAGGCACGTTTCGCACTCAGGCATCAGCAGGCAGTCTGGTCTCATAAAACGTATACATCCAGACCGTTCGCCGGCCTTTTGTATTTTCGTTTTTAACCGGCTCACGAGTCACATATCGCTGACGCCTAAAGTAACACAAAGCCATCGAGATTTGACTTTGCTTCAACTCGGGCATCGCCTCTCGAATTTCCAACAAAGTCAACGGACATTGAGCCGCACGAAAAACCTCTCGCACTTTTCGTACCGCATTTGCCATAAAAAAACCCCCGGGTATGTAATACACCGGGGGATGATACTCGGGAATTATTACTATCGTCAAGCCATCGCGTTGTCGCCTCCAAATTCGCGGAAACATTTGCGGCAAACGATCAATCCACGCATCGCTCGGCGGTATCCACAGTGTTCGCACATCATGCTTGTCCCCTTGCTCGGATGGCGGCGGCGCATTCATATCCAGTCATGTGCGTCTTGGTATTGCCGTAGCCTTCCCATTGACCGTTGTAGCCAGCAGGACGATCAACAATCTTTTCACACACCTTTGCACACGCTTCACGCTCGGCCTCAACAGCCTGAGCAATCATTCTCTTTAGTGTTTCTTGATCCACTGTAATCATGTTCATGCTTGTCCCCTTGCTCGAATTCGTGCGGCGCAGAACTCAACGGCCTGATTCCAATCGTTGCTGTCCCAATCTGCTTCGTCTGCTTTGGCGGTATCCACAACCTTCGCACACGCCTCGCGTTCTGCGGCGGCGACAAGGGCGGCAAAGCGTTCAATTAGTTTCCAGTCCGTTTCCGCAATCAATTGAGGATAAAGAAAAGCCGGTAGCCCAGCCTCCCGCGCCATGCGGATAATGTCATCTCTGGTCATGCCAATCCCCTTACGCCATCAGCAGGTCGACCGCTTTTGCCTTTGCCGCATCACCCGTGCCGAACCACGCAGTATTGAGTCGGGCATCAGCAGTGTGAGCAGGGCTGTGATGATCGTAATACTCGGTCACGGCATTGAGCAAACCCCATTTCGTATCGCCAACAATATCGGCCCCTTTCGCCGCGCCACGGAATAAGTCCATGATTTTGGCGAACGGGCGGTTTTTCTCGTAGTTGTAGTCGTCATTCAGTTGATCGGCAGTCAGCACGATTTGGCGCACAAAGTCCTTTGCCGCACTCTCAGCGATTCGTTGCTTTTGCAGGTGTTTAGCCATCAGCATGAATCCATCGAACGAGGCCACAGCCTTGCCGAGTTTTGCTTTCATCAGGTCATGATCGAACACTCGCGCATGAGTAAACGACACGCAATTCGTGCTGTCCTTAGTCGCCATGCTCAAAGTATTGTTACAAACCACCCGCACAGTCGTAAAACGAGCCGTCGTAGCCAGCGTCCTATCGGCAGACGTAGACAACAGCAGGAAACCACCCACACCGTCGCCTGCCGTGATTTCACCGAATCGACCAGTCTCAGCCAGTGCCCACAGCCGTTTGCCGCCAAACAACGTGCCAGCAGTGTGCAACCTGAACCCTGCTTCCTCTACCAAGTCCTTGAAAAAATCCAGCACTTCGCGTGGCTGTACGGGTTTGTACCTATCCGACACAATCGACAGCGGCAGGCCATTGTCACTGCGGTGCAAAACATTTTGACCAGGGAAAAATTGATCGTTACCCTGACAGGACGTAAACCGAGCAGGGCTGGATTTGATAGACCAGTCCATGCCAGCGGCCTTGCGCCATTCATCAATCGTTGCGCCTTGCGTCAACTCTTGCCCCAAGCCATGCCAGGGCGTCTTGCCAACAAACGCCATTTCGGTGAAACCATCTTCGCGGATCGTAAGTTCGTGTGCCATTTTTTCGTTTCCTTTCGTTTCGTTTACTTGCTCAAAAAAATACATTCGTTTGCATGACGGACCCCTTTAGAGTCCACATACGTTTCGCCACAGCCAGCCGCCCACTCCAACAGCATGAACGCGAAAAACACGCCCAGCAAACCAGTGAACAAAAACATTGCTATTGAGGCCAGGATTTTTTTCATGATCAACGCCCCCAGTCCTTTTGATTAGTCGTGCTGTCATAGCCCAGGCGATACGCGGCCACTTCCTCGTCGGTCAGAACGACGATTTTTTCTGACTCATACGTAGCCCCCACAAAGTAATGCGGATCGAATGAACGCCCGTAATACTTGTCCGCAGAGCCACGATCAAAAGCCCCGCCGTGTCGTGTGAATTCTTTTCTCATGTTTACTCCGTTAAAAGCAGGGGCCGAAGCCCCCGGGGTTAATCAATAGCCAGCGGCCTGGATTTGTGCAGGCGTGGCGGCTTTCATGTAATGAATATCCATCCAGCCACCAGACACCATGCCGATCGGCGTTTTGTACGCCAACAGATACACAGGTGCGTGTTCGTGCTTTTCCATCACCTGATACACAGTAGCGTCGTCTGCCGCAGACACCACTACGAACAGGCCCAAAATGTTTGATTGCTTTTTCATGATTGCTCCGTTTTCAAAATATGGCAACATCGCCATAGAAGTATTACACCACGGATTTCGGTTCGTTACAAACTATTTCGCAAATTTTTGCAACTATTTATGACTGACGGGTCAATACGCAGGCAAAAAAAAGCCCCAGGCGCGAACCCAGGGCGAACTTGCATGGCTACTGCAATCCCGTCATTCTAGGTGAACCACAGGTAAAACCCGTGCAATATCCCTATCGGGAAAAACACCGCCCCAGCCAGCAGGAACCCCCAGGCGGCAGTAGCGAAACAGGTAAATATGTGAGTCAGCCACGCCCCTATGCAGAACAATCCAACGATGTGTGCCATATCAGCCCCTTAGAACGGAATGTCGTCGTCCATATCGTCAAACCCTTCTGGATTTGCCTTCGCTTTTTCCTGGGCGGCTTGAGCACCTTCGGCACGGCTCGGTTTGCTCTCCCCTTTTGAGGTCAGCATATCCATTTTTTCGCCAATGATTTTGGTCGAGTACCGATCGATGCCGTCCTTCGTGTATTTTTCCGTCTTGAGTTTGCCCTCAATGTAGACCTTTGATCCTTTGCCCAGGTACTCGCCAGCGATCTCAGCCAGCCGCCCAAACAAAGCCACGTTGACCCACTCGGTGACCTCTTTTTGCTCACCAGTCGATTTGTCTTTGTATTTTTCAGAAATAGCGATACTGAAATTCGCCACAGCCTTGCCGTCAGGCATGAACCGCAACTCTACGTCGCGTCCCAGGTTTCCGATACCGATAAATTTATTGACCGCCATTTTCTTGCCCTTCCTCTAATTGCTTACCAACTTCGACACCAGTTTTTGACAGCGCATAGAACCATTCGCCATCGCGCTTAGTTACATTCGCCAGCCCCTTTGCAACGACCTCATACATTGCAATTTGCATTTTTGCTTCACCGACCATTTCGATCCACTCTGGGGCGAACTCCCATAGTTGCTCCGCATCATCGCTATACAAAGCCTTGAGCAAATTCCTTGCTTCGTCCTTCGTCCAGCCACAATGTTGCAAATGCTTAATGCTTTCAGTTATCGGGTTTTCTTCCATGATTACGACTCCAACTTGATGATTAACGATTCGACTTCGGCCAGGAATTTTTCGACCTCGGTACGCATTTCCGCAATGAGTTTTTCATCGCGGCCTGTCCGCACAATCAGCAACTGATTACGCTTGGGCAGTCGGGGATCGTAGGAAACGAAGTCGCACCACTGACGACCCGTCACCCACAGTTGACATTGAATCTGCTTGTAATACTCAGGCGGGATTCGATTCTCGAACAGATACCCGAGGTGCGTAGTCGTGTTCGGACACTTCACCTCGACCAGCCCATCGGTGTCGACCAAGCGGTCAGGTGACACGCCCAGCCATTTAATTTCGGGGTGTAGCCAAAACCCAGTCTTGTCCACCAAAGTAGCGAGCACAGCCTCGTATGCAATTACCGCATATTGCTCTTGCTCGACACCCCATTCCATAGCCGCACTCGCATACGACTCAGCCGCTACGCCAGTCATACGCTCGGCCACTATCTGGACCTTGTATTTGTAACGAGTCACAGCCTCGGATTTGTCCTTGCCTTTTGCCATCACGTTAGCGATGCCGCTAGCAGTCACATGACCCATTCGAGCCGCTTTCCACTCCGGTGTGCCCTGTTCTACATGAATGAATGGCTGATTCATTTTTGAACCCCAAAAAGAACATCGCCAGCCGATTTCGGAAATTTTGCGCCCCACGACGCAATCCATTCCACGTCCTTGACTTCATCGTTGTTGTTTGATGGGCCAATGTAATACAGCAGGCCGTCGTACTCATCCTCTACCATCACGACGCCCACAGACAACGACGAGGTGAACCACCTCCAGCCCTTAATTTGTCTCGCCATCTTGCGCCCCTTCCGTTTTTGCAGAGTCCTGAATTGCTTTTTTACGCTCATCCTTTGCAGACTCTAAAGCCCTCATCGAAGGCTGATCGCCGCGCACCTCTTTCACGGCGGCCACATAGACCATACGCAACTCGTCCAGCGTTAACGCCTGATCAATTTTTGCCAGCAACGGAACCAAATCAATCGGCTCGGGTTCGCCCTCGGTTGGCAAATCTTCGCCAGCGTAGATATACAGCCCCAGGCCAAACATCGCAAGATTTTTCACCAAACAACGCATGAGCGTTTTGTTAACGTCAAACATCGTGTACGCTTCGACAGTTTTTTCCACCATCTGTTTCGTTTTGTAATCACGCACCGTGTACGTATACGGGGCCGATTTCATAGCCTTGTTTTTGCCGTCCATAACAGGCAACCACATTTCGTGCGTCTGCCCCATTGCAGTCACTTTGGTGTAAACCATCGCACCTGCTGCACTTTCGAAATAAGGCAAACCAGCCACTGATTTGATCACTTCGTATTGCGCTTCCGGGCAATGCTGTTTGAACACATCCCATGCCCACGCCCACGACAGGTACGTTAACCCGTCCTTTTTTTCTGCATGCTCATTGACGTTAATAAGCCGCAAGTCGTTGAAATTTTTCATGTGTGAAAGTCCTTTTGAATGTTTAATACGGTTCGTCAAAGTCACTTCGCAGGCCAGCGTTGTATCGCTCTGCCGCCAAAGCGTTAGCCGCACGCAACTCGTGGTCGTGCACAGCATCCCAAATTGCTTCGCCCAGGGCCAAGTAACCTTGCCCCTCAGACAAAATCGTTTTGAGTTTTTCTCGAATGGAATACAGGCAAGCATCGTCAATCGCCGCCAGGAACACATCGACGTCCTGGGGGTTGTACTCGTCCTGCATCAGTTCGCTTGCAATCTCGTCGATCGCCGCATCTTTGTCGGCCTGCTCCTGATACGAAGCCTCCAGCCAATCGTCGTACGCTCTACCAAATCTTGTCATGATTACACCCTTTCGTAATGGCCACAATGATCGTGGTGAAGTATTATAAACACATCCCACCGGAGTATGACAAGTGCTAAATTTAACTTTGCCTTATCCCCCCAGCGTCAATACGTACTGGGGTTTCAAAGGTTCGCAACGATTCCTCACCAAGCGAGCGCGTGAATTCAAAGCCGAAGTCGAAGCAACTTTTATCCTTTCAGAACATCCTGGCCTTGGCGATGCCAGGATCAATTTGATCGTTTTTTTGCACCCACCAGACAAGCGAGTTCGTGACATAGACAACATTGCCAAACCTTTGTTGGATGCACTTACCCAGGCTGGCGTGTTCAAAGATGACGGGCAAGTTGATCGCCTGCTTATCGTCCGCAGAGAGCAAAAAAAA